GGTTAGAAAACAAAGCATTTAAGGACATAATTTTGGATGCAGAATTAATATTGTTTGATGAAAATGAGCCACTACATAGGGCAGATACTATTTCTCATGTATTTAAGGGAAAATATAAGAATAATGAATTAAAGGCTCACGTATTTGATATTATGAGACATGAAGGAGAAAATTTAATGGATAGCCCATTAAGAGATAGAATTAATACACTATTTTATCAATTATCATCCCATTCTTCTGAAGAACTTGCGTTTCCTTCTAAGAAAGATAGTAGGATGGCAGATAGTTTGAAAGAACTAAAAGAATATTCAACTGAAATAATGAAATTACCTGCTTCTGAGGGAGTAGTAATAAAAGATTTAGAATCTACATATATGTTAGGGAATCGTAAAAATCCTAAATGGATAAAAATGAAGAAATTTGTAGATTTAGATTTAGTAGTATTAGATAAATCTAAGACTAAATCTAATTTGTATTCTTACACTTTGGGGGTTGGCCCATTAAATGCTGAAGATTCAAGAACTTATAATTATGTTGAATTAGAAGATAAGCCGTATTTGCAGGTCGGTAAAGGATTAAATACAAAACAGTCTGTTAAGATAGGCTCAATTGTTAGAGTAAAGGTAGATGAAGTAAGAAAGAATAAGAATGGGTTTGTTTTACATTCTGCAAAAGTAATTGAAATACCTGAAGTAACTGAATCAGATAAGGTAGAGACACTAGAGTTATTGGCTTCTACTGCTAAAAAGTCATTAAATTATTCAGTAGAAGAAAACGTATTAAAATACTATATTACTGATGGTGTGCATGGAAAGGCAGAAATAATTCTAAAGAGAGATATGGATGGGTTTACTATCTATGGTTTTGATGGTGATTCTTTAATGGAGAAAAACGCTTTAGCAGATATTGATTTGTGGAAAGAACAAATAACAAATATAATTAAAGGAAAAGAATCTAAAGTATTATCTGCCATTTATGAATTTTTAAGAGATAAGGATTCTAGTGCTAGAAGACCGGCAACATCTGATGATATTAAAGAGTTTGTTGAAAAAGAATATCCGGAAGAATACAAAGAAGCATGGAATAATAACATACGAGAATTAACTCAACGCCTAAGATTTTTCGATGGCATTAAATATGTACCTACTAACAAATGGTATCATTCTCCAGACTTTTTAATGAAGGACATTGATGAACCCCCTTCTGAAAAATGGAGCAAAAATGAAGGAGAATTTACTGTCTACTTAAGAAAGGATAAAAATTTGAATTTAGTAATTGAGGTTAAGAAGGAAAAACTTGCTTGGTTAATAGACATTGAGAATGAAGAAGATGTGTTCAATTTATTCGGTAAAGCAGGTAAATATCCTGCTCAAGTATCTGAATCAATAGACCCCCATAAAACTTTAGACAAAGGAAAAATTGTGTTGGGTGTGCAAAAAGACGGTTATCATGAATATAAATTATTAGGAGAGAAGTTTGAAACTAGAATGCATTTTAGAGTAGTTCCTCTTGATGGTGAAGATAAGTGGATAGTTTGGACAGGATATAAACAACAAATGCTTCAAGATGATGAAGATAAAGGGATATGGGATATTACTGAAGATAGGTATAAAAATTTAACCTTAGAAGGTGGGGAGAACGCCGAGGTTAAATAGTATAAGAGGGTGAGGGTAGCGTGTCCGAAGCAACATTACTTCTAAAGGCAACAGAAGAAACTAATTTTAATATACTAAAGTCTGATGATTTAATTATAGGTGGATATGCTTCAATAGAAATGGTAGATAAGCAAAATGATTTAATAACCTTAGAAGCACTTAATGAAGCCGTATTAAAATTTATGAAGGACAATAAATATAGAAACGTAATGTCTAACCATTCAAATGTTCAAGTAGGAGAAGTAATAGATAAACATAGAGATACAAATGGAGTATTACATAAGACAGCAGTAGATGATGTAGGATTTTATGTAGTAATAAAAATGAGAGATGATATAGAAAAGGCAAAAGAAATTGCTAGAAATGTTAGAAAAGGAACATTACGCTCATTTAGTATTGGTGGTCAAGCATTATCAAAACATAAGAGAACCAACAAAGAATTCGGTGAATATAACGAAATAGATAAGTTGGAATTACACGAAGTCACAATTTGTGAAAAAGGAATTAACCCGGAAGCAAAGTTTGATATATTAAAAGAAGAAAAAGAGGGAAACAAAATGACAGAAAGATTGGAGAAAGCACTAGAAGAACTTAATGACTTAATGAAGCAAGTCAATGAGATGACGGAGCCTGAAACGGCCATATTAAAGGACGATGATTCTGATACAGAAGATGAAACAAAGTCTGAGTATATGGACACAGAAGGCGAAGGTAATGGATTTACTGAAGAAGAGGTTATGGATGAAGAAATGAAGGCCACTTCTCTAGTAAGCGGCGATTCTGTTGAAACCGGATATGCAGGTGGTAAATCATCTTCAAATGTCGGTGGAGGCACAGGAGAAGCCGGAAAGGGCCATGACCAAAAATCAGCGGCGGGGCCATTAGCAAAAGGATGGGACAATGCTGAATTCGCAACTCTTGACTTAAGCGTAGAAAATGTAGAAAAGGCTTATGAGCAATACAAGGCAGAAGAACTTGAAAAGATTGCTTATGAGAAACTACAGAAGACATTTGCTGAAAGATTTACAAACGAAAACTCTGTTAGAAAGGAATCTGTTGATAGAGCATCATATGACGCTAAGACAGAAGTTTCGACACTAAGAGAAGAATTTGCAGAACTAAGAAAGAGTCTATCAGAACAAAATGATTCTATCATTAAGGCACAACAAGTAGAAATTCCAGAAGAATTGGCCGGTAATTTGGCTGAAATGTCGTGGGGCGACATACATAACCTTGCGGCGAAGTATGGGGAGTGAATAAAATGACGAAATATATTAACACAATGAAAGACTTAGAAGCGCAAACATACGGAGTACGCGGCCCTGCGGGTAATTCTCTATTGAAGAGTGCAGGTGTAGTGGGTGGTTTTGGAACCCCTCACGACTCTGCAACAAACCCCTTTAGTGCGGCAAGCGGATTAGGCGACCTATACAACGTCCTTTATGGACAGAAAGTTTGGTCAATGTTAAACCAAGAAATAAATCCATTAGCAATTATTGCTAAGAGGCCATATACAACAAGTGGTTGGAGGGTTTTAAAGGAAAGGGCAGAAGGTGGCTCTGGATTCCAGTTTTCGACTGGAACAGGTGCGACTGGCTCCGCTACTCCAAGAGCAGACAGTATTGGTGGTGTGCCTGAAAACGCATCTCTAGGTACTGGAAACAATATTCCACCAATTGCACCACAGTATGCAAAACTATACACCAGTCCAAAGACGGTTGCTCACTTGTTTGAGTTCTCAGAATTAGGAATGGAGTTAGCAAAGATTGATGATGGCGTTGGTGACTTAAGGCAGTTAATCCGCGAAGATATGGGGAAACAACACGCAGAAGCACAAAGCAAGATGCTAGTAATGCCCCTAGAATCGTATGATGACGGTACTTCTACTAACATTGAAAGGAACTATACTTCATTAAACAAGGTAGTTTCTTCATCGGCTGAAATTGCTGCAATGTATAACGCTAACTTGTTGACTACTGGCGCAAACAATGGAGATAACTCCGCAGTTGTAACAGATGTTTCATCAATTTATGGAACTACTCTACGCGCACCAACCATCAGTTCAAATGTAGCAACAGCGGCAACATCATTCTTAGATGCTGAAGTTGATTTTGGTTCTGGATATGCGGCTGGAGATGCAAGGCCACTATCGCTAACACTGTTAAATGACTTAATTAGAAAGGTTAGGCAGAACGGCGGTAGTCCAAAGGTTATGATGACTGGATATGATACTATTCAGGCTATTGGTGACTTATTACAAAGCCAAGAGAGATTCATGGATAGAAAAGAAGTTGTTCCAAGCCACAATGGTCTAAGAGGACTAAAGGGTAGGGAAACTGGCTTTAGGGTCGCAACATACTTTGATATACCATTAATCCCTGCTAAGGATATGCCCGCAACAGGCAACGGTTCCAGTAAACTAAGCGACATATTAATGCTTGATACTGACCATGTTTGGATGAGTGTTATGAAGCCAACCCAATACTTTGAGGATGGTATTAGCAACGGAAACCCATTCGGTGTAGGTACTCTAGGGAATCAGGGTATGTACCGAACAATCGGTGAAACTGGTTGTTCCTTCTTTAAGGGACAGGGTAAACTAACCAACATAACGAGCGCATAGGTGTTTTAGATGGCATTAGCATATACAGTAACAACACTTGCTGACCATAAGGGCGTAACTGCTCCAAAGGTTGTAGGTGATGAATATGTTGTGGATGCGTTGATAGATGTAACTTCCATTGTGGCCGCAGGTTCAGTAATTCCTGCGACCGCTTTGGGACTATCAACCATTCATTGTGTGACTATTACAGGTGTAGATAACGCTAATGGTGTGTTGGCTTCAGTAGAAATTAGTGCTACAGGTGCTTATGAGAGTGGAAAGTCTTTTGCTCTTATGTTTACCTCATTAGATGGTACTAACGCTACTTTGGCTAATGACGCTAATGGTGGCTCTGTTAGAGTTAGGGTTTGGGGAAACCTTTAATTACGCAAAATTGTGGCTCAATGTCTCCTTAATTGGGGGCATTGGGTCACTTTTCTAAGGAGATGATATTATGAGTTTGATTAAACTAAAGAAGCATAGGGTTCACGGGCCTCTTATATTAAGAAGGGCAGGTACAGACTATTCATTTACAGCCCAAGAAAAAACAAAGGTTCCACTTAACATAGCGGTTCATTTTATTGGTAATGCTGAAATGGAAATTACATTTACTAAAAAGGATAAAGATTCAATTTTAGGATTAACTGAACCACAATTAGAGATTTTAAAGAAAGAATTTAGGGTTGAGGGCAGTTATCAAGAAGTCATTGATAAATTATATCCAACGAAAATAAAGATTCCTAAATTAGATTCAAAGCCCAAAAAGAAAACCGAGGATTGATATAGTGATACCCTAATTGGGGGTTGAGCGTAGGAGGTTGTAATATGGGTTGTAATACAAGCGGTGTCTTAACGGCATCAAGTGTAGTTAGTACAAGTAGAACGAAAGTAATTAGTATTCATTCTAGTGCTGTAGGCAATGCGTTATTTACCTTTAAGTTATGGGATAGCGATAGTACATCTGTTTCTGGTAAAAAAGAAATAGTTAGACTAAACTTAAAGGGCGATGCAGTAAACATGGAATATGATATGCATGGGGCAATAGCAGCAAATGGCCTATATATGCAAATTACAGCAGGTTCTGGATTTGTTACAATTAACTATGCTTGAGGTTATAATATGCCAAGTTTAGAAAAAGATACCCGATTAGTGATGACCATATTGTTCATTGGAACAATGAGTGGAGTGAATGTATATTTTTATGCCCAATATGGGCATTTATTAGCATTTAATGCTTATTCTCATGCCACTATATTTGCTTTAATGACTATTGGTGGAATATTAGTAATGAAAGCATTGTTTGATTTAGTATTAAATGATAAGATTGAGATGATACTATTAGATAGAAGAATTGCAGCATATTGGGCTAAAAGACAAAAGGAAGAACAACAGCGAATGAAGGCTAGAGAGACAATGAACACTTATCGAGCAAATTTCAACCAACAAATGAATATTCAGCCAAACAATATGTATGTTCCTCAACCACCTATTCCTTCTACGCCATCTTTCTTAGCAGAAATAGAGCAGTAGTGAGGTAAATGGTAACAGAACTATTAATGGGGTTTGATGAACAAACCTTGGCCTATGATTTACAAAGAGCACATTCTGCTGATATTTGGTTTATTCGTGCAAGATTTTTCATATGGGGAGTAACTTCCACTGTTGGAGGGTTCCTTGTTGGTCATGCTTTATCCACAATTGGTGGAATTGATTTATATTCAATGGCATGGAATGGTTTTTGGGAAATGTGGTATGGCTTATGGTGATTTTTAATGTCCATGATGACAGGATTTGTGATTATAGTAGCCGAACAAATCGGGTTATTATGGAAAAAAATAAATCCCCACGCATTTGGAGTTTATGGTGCTAGTAGAGTAGGAAAAACCACATTGCATCATCAATTAAGAACAAGAGGGGAAGTACCTGAAATAAAAGATAGGACAGTAGGTAGAGAAAGGGCATCAAGAAAATATATTAAATTTGAAGGAGATGCTCATACAATTAAAACAGCAGATATAGGGGGAGAAACAGTATATTGGGCAGAATGGCTTCAAGATATGCGTAAAAGAAAAGTAAAATATATTATTTTTATGATAGATGATAGGCATATGGAAAAACACTATGATATAGAACAACAATTAGGTTGGAAATTTTTAGTAGATACAATATGTTCAAAATACTGGAATCCCATAAATAAGAGGCAGAAAAAGAAATCTCATGATTATCCAGTAGCAGTAGGAATATGGGCAAATAAATATGATTTATGGAAAGATAAATACCCGTATGAATCAATAGAAAAGCATCCAATATTTGAATCATTTAAACCGGGAATGCAAAGATTAAATGATAAAGGAATACCTTGTTATAAATACATATGTAGTGCAAAATCAGATTCAGAAATGGTATATAGGGGAATAACCACGATGATAGAAGACTATTAGGAGATTAAACTATGAGTATGCAATATAAACCGCCATCCTTAATTGGAGCAACAAATACAACTGTGGCTAATCCATTTTTGCCACCAATTCCATTTGCTAGAGCCGCAGGGCCAATAATGAATTATGATTATCAAAGCCTAAAACCTAGAAAAAGAGTTAAAGAAATGTTAAAAATATTATGGCCGGAAAAAAAGAGTTTCCTTAAATTACCTTATGGGTTTAAATTTAATTTATCAGACAGATGCGTAGTTTGTGGCTCACAAAAGGTATGGGAAATGTCTGACCCAATGAGGCCCGGAATACCTTTACATAAAGTAAGGAAAGGTTATCCAATGAGAGGAACTTATTGCGATAAACATGCAGGATTATATAAACAATATGAAATGTTAGAACAACAGATTCTAGCAGAAGAACATGGTTTAGAATTTAGTCAATATATACCTAGACCAAGAGTACCTAAAATATTAAACCCGTTGGCCGCAAAAGAGCCGATGACTTCATTAACCCAAGCCGATATTCAATCATTAGCGGGAGTTGGATGGACGATTAGACCCCCAATGATGAGCGAAGAAACTAAAGAAGATGAACTTTTTAGATTAGTAATTGAAACCGATTCTATTAATAGTAGAATAAAAGAATTAGTTAAGCAAGGCACTAAAGTAATTGATAAAGAAGGTGAGCAATAATGGCATGGAGAACAAGTAATAGCACAATATCAAACCAAATAACAACTCAAGGGGCTGCAGATTTTAAGGCGGTAAACAACCTTTTAACTCTACAGGAGAATCATGTGGAAGAGTTCTTTCAATATCACGGTGAACAATTTTTATCATCTTTAGAAAAATTAATGGAAGATGTTGTAGAAAGAGTAGTTAGTCAAATGCTAGTAAAGATGAAATTTGTTTCAAACACTAATGGAGATTTAGAAGTTCACGCAGATGCTCTTAGAGAATATGAAAGTATTACTGCTGAAAATATCCAATTAGATTTATCTATGTTACTTGCTAGTGCAATTAATTCAGAAGTCATTATGCAAAGAAGAATGGCTAAACAACAATATCTTGAGGCTCAAGGTTATACTGGTAGTCAAGCCCCTGCTATGCCTGTTCCTACAGGAGTTACATTCCCTTCACCTAATTCAGCAACTAATCCACCAATGAATATTCAAGGCGCACCTGCTATGGGCGGAGCGAACCAACAAATGCAAGCACAATCTCAAGCATTTAATAACAATAGCGGTTATCCAATTCCACCGGCAGGATATGACCAATATAACAATCCATATTGGATTGACCCTGCTAATGGACAACCAACTTATCAAGCCCCTTCTAGTGGACTGAATATAGTTCAAAATGTTCAAAAACTGGCTTCATGGGCTACTTGGCTTGCATGAGGCTTACTGCATGATAACAAAAAGAGCAGGGACAATTTCGACTCTTGAAATTAGAGAAGGATGGTTCGGGGAGGGTTCGCCCCGAATATATTTAGACCCAACAACATTAGCCGGTGGCAAAACTAATAAAGAAATATTTACTACTATGGTAAATTATTTGTTTTCTTCTTTTACGAGTAAACAAGAAAGATGGTGGAAAACCGTTTTAGACAAAGATAGAGCAAAAGAAGCATATGAGAATAACAGCAATGGGAAATCATTTAAACCTAATATATACAAAAATCATTTACGACATAATTTAGAAGTATTAGAAAACATGTCTTTATTAGAACTAATTGAAAAACATACAGAAAAAACACAAAGTTTATTGAGAATATTAAAAGACCACGTTTCTTCAATAGATGATGATGATGATGAAGATGAAGTCGAAAAAGAAACTAACATAAGGAGACTGTTACAACAGATTACTTTAAAATCTATAGATGATTCTCTTAGACCAGCATTAAATCTACCAAAAAAAGACCTTTCTGAAGAAGAAACTGATGAATTGTGGAGTAAGATAGATACTAACAAGAAACTATTAGAAGTATTATTATATAATATTAATAAAAAGCGAGGCACACGATGGGAAGCAGGGCCGGGATATTCTGATTTTGATAGTATTGATATTGTTGACCAAATAGGACAATCTACATCAGGAGATTTCAGTACAAAACAAAAAAAGTTAAAAAAATCTAGATTTAGATTACAAATGGATGGCAAGATTCCTTACTATCATTTGATAGTAAAATTAGATTTTGGAAAATATTTTAATGAAATATTAAATGAAGGTAATATATTATATACTTCTCAAAATTTAAAAGACTCAAAAACAACTTCGTTTAAAGAAGAATTACCATATGCTGTTTTTAATATAGATAATATAATTGATTGGCAAAAACAATTTCTTAATGATGATGGCGCAATTGATAAGAAATATATAAATAAAGATAGTAAAAGCCAAAATCCCCCTCTTCCACCAGAATTTAATTTAAGTTTATTTTTACAAACAAATAGTCCTGTTGCTGAAAGGATAAAAGAACATATTCGGCCAGATGTTTGGTCAGAAGTAGTATTAGATATTAAATGTGAAATAGGATATGATAAGAAAATTAACAGGAAGGGTGATGTTATTACTGGTAATCCTACTATGACTAAATTTATTATTAAAGACTGTACTATAAATAATACTAATATGATTAAACCACAACAATGGGGGTATCAAAGTAATAAAAAGGTTGACCTAAAATCAAACTATAAGTTTACTAGCAGAAGCAAAAGGGGAGTTGGAGGAAAAGATTATCGACAGGGTTCATGGTCAGATGTAGCCAATCCTAAAGTTGCTTCTATTTTACATTCAATTAGAAGAAATTATGATATAATAAAAGAGTTGATACAATGACAAAATTTGCATCCCCTAGTGATTACACAAGTATTAATCCTAATTATTCTATAGGAAATGGGTATTATACTACACATGCAGATGTTTCAGATTTATTACAAATAAGCACAATTTCAGGAGGCAGCGATACTAGTTATTTTACTGCTAGTACCACCCCTAGTAATGCAATGGTTGGTAAAATCATAAAAAGGGTTGAAGATAAAATAGACGATTCCACTGGATATGCATTTCGTCCCATAATTTACAAAGATGAATACCATAGTTTTGAGTTCTTTAGACACCCGTTTTCTCCAATGTTACATTATCAAGATTTCGTTGGGTTTATTCAATTAAATCGAATGAAACTACAAAAAGTAATTAAATTAGAAGTTTGGCATGGAAATGATTGGATGGATTTAGCCTCCGCATCTGCAAGTCATTCTCCACAATCAACAGTAACAACTAATGCACAAACATATACTCTTACTTTAGGAGTAGGACAGTATTCATTTGTGTTGACTGAGGGTACACACTTTTATGATTCATTTGGCCCTAAAACAACAGTACGACAATTAGTTGCTGCTATTAATGAAACTTACCCTCATGATACTGCTCAATTTACAGGTGAAACTGCGGCTAAGACAGTAACAGCAACAGGTAATTCTTCGGTCAATATATCTGATTTCTTTTATGCTAGTGTTGATTCTGAAAATGGAGCCAAATTGAATATTACTTCTTTATTGCCGGGAGATGATGGAGCAAGTTGTACTATTGCGTCAACATTTGGGTCGGTAACTAATTTTACAGATAATGAAGATTCTAGAAGATTAGGAGATTATTGGACAATTGGTCATGAAGGAAAGATATTTTTCCTTAAAAATTATCCATATATTAAATCTCAATCAATTAGAGTAACATATGTTAGTGGTGATAGAAGAGTACCTTCTTGGGTGCATGAAACGGCCACTAAATTAGTTGCGGCTGAATTATTAGTACACGATGATAATAGTGTTTTAATTGCTGAAACTGGGTCTAATATAGATTTGAGAACAAAGAATGAAATATTAACTAAAGAGGCTATGGATTTAATGAATTCTAAAAAGGCCCTGATGCACCTAATTGAGTGATAAAATGGAAGACATAATTTTAATATTAAATAGATTAAATGAAATAGAAGAAGCCATGTCTAATATCAGTTATCAAGGAGAAACATTAGATTATAGCCCAGAATTTAATCAAAAAGAAGCAATAAAAATATTCCAAACAAGAACAGAAAAAAAGTTAGAAAAACTGGTTGAGGATAAAATATGGACGAAGTTACTTTCTTAATCAGACTCTTAAGTGATAATTGGAGCGTTGCAGCAATTAAGGCAGGTTTATCTAGTCATCAAGTTAGTACAGTAGAATTTATAGATGTGCGTTCAATAGAGCCGGGAAAAGGCAATAGAGTAGATTTAGATTCAGGTGCGGTGATTGTGGTGTATGAAGATAGTGCTACCCTTGAACACCCTACAATTGATTATTCGGTTAGAAATGAAACCTATGGTATGACTATTCATTTGAGGGTTTTACATCGTAGAGACTTCGGAAGTGTAACATTTTCTAGGGATAGACTGGAAAGCCTATATAGAATAACTCGCTACATCTTAGAGAGGAACGGACGGAACCCAAAGATTCATGTTGATGGTAATGCACACTTAAACAGTAGTGATGTGTTAAACACTACAGCAATTGAAGAAAGTGCTGATTTAATCGAACTCACAAGTAGAAGTGAAGCCAATGATAGAAAGAAGAAACTATTTGGCTACAAATTACCTGTGACGATAAAACGCTTTGGAAGAAGTGTGTAATAAGTAAGTAAGTTGGTGAAATAATGGTAAGTAATGAAGTGTATACAGGAGCAGGTGCATCAGCAACCTTAATTCCAGAAATGGAGTTTGATGTTGGTGTTGGAATGAATCAAACGAGTGGTAATTTAGATATTAACGATTCTGATTTGAAAACAGTAGATTGGGCGTTAACATCGGCTAATGTTGATAAAAGATTAGTAGCAGATATATTAACAGGGTGTATGGCTAAAGTAACTGTATTTCAATCAAACAATTCTACTGTAAGAACAGCAGAACAGGTTCTTATGATAAAAACCAACACAACCAATAGCATCTCTTTTAATCAAGACTTAACTTCAGTCGCTGCTGATAGAGCAAGGGTGGTTATTCAACCATTTGGCGCGCCATTATTTAGGCCGACTTCTACAGCATCAAAAGAATATTTATTATCTGATGGTTGGTTAGGATTAGTTAATTCTATTACCGCACCTACTATTACTGTTGATAACAAACAAATGAATTTAGCAGTAGGAGGAACTAGAGACTTTAGGTATCAATTTAAGGGGAGAGAAACAGTAGGAAACGGGTCTTTAGATGTTTCAGTTAACAGTGGAGTTTGGTTATATTATGCTTTAGGAGAGATGACTATTAGTGGCACTACTGACAATGCTGAAACATTAGAATCTGCTAAAGTGGATGAAGACTGTTTGTATCTCGACACAACTTCAGGTAAAAACACAAAATTAAGAAGGGCAATAAAAGGAACAGGCAATGCAATAACAATATTGCCTCCATTGTTGGCTACTGATACTGATTCTGCTTCTGAGAAAGTAACAGCAGTTGTATCTAGTGGTGTTCCTGTATTATCTAATAATTTAACATATACATTTACACCAACAAACGGGCCAGTCCTTCCTTCTTTTGCTTTGGAATTAACGCATGAAAAGAGTTCTCAGACTTTAACAGTTGGAGTAGATGCAAAGCCAAGTGATAATATAATGTCTAAGATATATACTGGTTGTCAAGTCAATTCCTTAACTCTTAGTTTTGAAGAGGGCATGGAATTGAAATCTAATGTGGATTTCCTTGCAAGAAGAGTGTTTGATGCTCCAGAAGGATATGTACCTAAAACTGGAGAACCTGATGTTTCTAAGTTAATGAACTTTAATAGTGACCAAGGTGCGAATAAGCCATTCTTGTTTTCTGATGGCGAAATAAGAATATTTGGACAAGAATATGCTAGAGTTAAATCAGGTACTTTAACCATTACAAATAATTTAACTCCACATTCTTTTATTGGGAACTATAACAGAGAAATTACTTCTGCTCAAACAGCAGGTCAAAGAATGTATGAGTTATCATTAAATCTTTTAATTACTGATTCAAAAATATGGGATAAATTAAGAGAGGATGATGAAGCACAAAATCAAGCAGATGGCGACTTAATTTCATTAATCTTTACTAAGAATACAAATGAGAAAATCACCCTTACCTTAGATAACTATGTTGTAACAAATGTTGATATTCCTTTCCCTGAAGATAAAGGTGCGCTTGAGGCTACCATGACGGTCGCACCCCGAACCTTGAAGACGGCATCATATGTTGGCAAATGGGCAATAATGGGATAAGAAGAGGCTTAAAAACGAATCAACGCAAATTGGAGGATTTCTAGAATGGAGAGGGCCGAATATCAGCCTCCAAAACGCGAAACTGTGGGGCTTGGGGCGGATTCCCTTCCCATATCAGACCATATAAGAAGGTGAAAAAAGACAAATAAGAATGTAAATGATTTTAAGTTCCACTAACAAATCGTTTGTTTGTTTGTTAGTATATGTTAGGTGGAAAAGAAAATGGAAAAGAATACAGTAACTGATAAGAACGCCCTATTTGCACAAGTGCAAACCGAATGCCATCATCTTCGGGTTGACCCCGATAAAGATGAATACTTGAAAGTGTGGGTTAAAGAACCTACATGGCTTCAAGTTGAACAAGCCCTTTCATCGGTGCTAAATGTTGATGCTAGTAAGCAATCATTTGATTTAGACCTGAATAAAATGTATAAATTCATGGTTGACAATTTTATTGAGAAGACTGAGCCACCATTATCAAGCATAGAATTATTGCGATTAAGTCCTTATGTTGGCGCACAATTAAAAGAAGTCCTCCCTAATCCCTTTGAGGATTTAATGGGGGCTGACGAGGGAAACTGAAGCAGTATCGGAGAGCATTGAAAGGTGGCGAAGTAACTCCAATTATTGCAATAAAAATAATGTTATATACTTATTGTACTGCTTTTCATATTAATCCGGTAGATGCATATAATACACCAGTATCTATAATTAAAGAAATGCTATCAATACATGGTGAAGTAAAGAGACTTGAATCTCAAGAATTCGATAAAATAAAGAGAGGATAATTATGGCTGGTTCGTTTGATTTCGTTGGGGCTATGGAAGCGGCCAATCAAGAAACAAGTAAACTAGAAAAAACCATTAAAAGGATTTCAGCAGACCAAGGCTTTTTAGCATTTAGAAGGTTTTTATCCGGCCATGAATTATGGGCATCCGTGAATAAATTCATGGGAATACTAAACATATTTAAAGCGTATTACAACTGGCAAAGAAACCAAAATGATGCAATGATTAAGGGAGTAAAAAGTTGGAAAGACCTTAATGACCAAGTAGGTAAACTTAAAATTAATCTGAAAACTACCAAAAAACCATTTGAAAATCTTTTAGATATGGCTGACAAATTAGGAAAGAACGAGTCTTTTAGTGATTTATTCCAAGGGGTATTCGATAAGAAGACGAAGATAAGAGCACTAGGTTATGCCGGTTTAAAGCCGTCAATTAAAGGTGCTATTACTAAGGCATTTAAGGAAGTTGATATATATGAAACTTTAGTAGAACTGTACGGGGAGGAAATGGCTAAGACTAAAACGTTAAATATGTTAAAGCCATTAGCATCTAAAAATAAAACGTCAAAAAAATTAAAGGCGCAAGAAATGATGTTAGACGCTGAAAAGAATCCTATTGCTAAATGGTTTATGAAGAAAAAATTTGCACTTACTAATATGGTAGATAAGATTAAAGAGTTTCCTTGGAAAGCATTTGGTGGTTCTATACTTAAAGCAATGATGTGGTTCTCTCTTATTGTTCTTGGAATATTTGCAGTAAAGAAAATAATAGATAACAGTAGAGAAACCTTTGAGAAGATTTGGGAGTTAATGGGAAAAGGTTTCGGGTTTGCCGCTATGTTCTTTACTGCAGCATTAGAAGGTTTAGAATTAATAATTGATGGAATTGTTAATGGAAGCATAACTGATGTTTTATGGGGATTAGTCAAATTATTTGGTGGAATTGCCGGTGGCCTGTTTACTTTGATAGGAACTATAATATTAGGTGCTTTAGTTACTGGCTTCTTTTTAGTGGTTGAAGGACTAAAAATGCTGGCTAAAGGTGCGGCAGATAAGTTTGGGGGAGAAGCACAAAAATGGGCGGCTATATTTTCTTTAGTAACATCAGTTGTTACCATTATAGGGTTACTTGCGGGGATTATTAGTGGTGGTTGGTTAATTGCAGGGGTTGTTTTGGCTGTTTCCTCTGCACTCGCCGCAGTTGGATTAGCAAGTGGTGGAGTAACAACAGGCGGAATAAATTTGGTAGGTGAACATGGCCCAGAATTAGTTAGTTTACCTTCAGGTTCAAGAGTATATTCAAATGCTGAAAGCAATAAAATGGTAGGAGGAAATACCAATATTAGTGTTCATGTTAATGGCCGTGTTGGAGCCTCAGATGCAGAAATACGCGATATAGCAAATAAGGTAGCAAGAGAAATTAATTTACGAATGAATAGGTCAACTACAACAGGAATGGGATTCTAAAATGGCTAACATGAATGCATCCGGAGTAGGGGATGGAAGAACATTTGTTATGCTAGAATTGGCTAGAAGGGCAGTAAACACAGACTTATCTACTGATTTAGAAACTAATAGAATTGGTTTATTAGCAACAAATTTGACTATAAATACTAATAAACAGTCTTTGGCCCTTCCTGTTCCCTTTTCTGGAGTAGTGAGGGGAGAATCTACTACTCTTAATATGGATATGGGGATTGCTTCTAAGTCAATAACAATTGATGGTATAATAATAGAACAATCTATTAAAAAAAACAATGCTAATACCGGAGTAACAGATTTAGTAAAAATGACTTCCTTTGAAATAGCACAATTATTACATTCATATGTTGACTCTTCTGCTATACATGAAGACCAAAGTATTTCAAAATTAATTATATTATATCCTTCTAGAGTAGATGGAGATTATGTAACTAGAAGTGGCGTTACGGATAGCACTAATGATGAAGAATTGCCTTTAATATCATTTAATTGGGGTAATCGCCAATACGATGTTCCTTCTTGGACTAAATTAGAAACGCCCTTTTCTAAAGTAATAGATGACACTAAAGATATGCCCGGTGTAACTGGTTTTATTGATACTTTTTCTACTATTCACGATGGCACACAATATCCAGCAATTACATTTAGTTTAACATTCACTCAGGCATCAACAGTATTGTCTGATTTTATTAACGCAACGGGTTGAAGTATAATGCCGGGAATATACGCAGGAGATACTAAGGCATTGGTATTTCCAGTAATGTGTGATGGCTATATTAAATTAGACTATACGGGTGGCGACACTTCTAAGAACGAAGCCACTACAGAATTAGCCCTTCGTGGTGGGTTCTGGGGCCATCAAGGTAATTTTTCTATTGAAGCAATTATTACTCCATATGATGTAAATGGTTATGGAACTAATTCATCAGGCGGTCTTGATGTTGGAATAGTTAATTCTGAAAAGACTCCACCAAGCCTAAATGCTGATGTAACTTCTTCTACAACTAAAAATAAATATCAAAGTTTCAAATATTTTGGAGAAACTTATACTAGACGAAACCAAAAGATGATGATATTCCACAATAGTAATTTTAGTTTCTATTTAGACAATAATACCGGCACAAATAATAACACATTTAATATAAATCAACCAGCAGAATATAGATTAGTAGTTGATGTAAACGATACTTTAGTTATAAGTGAAAGTGTAATCACCGCAAGCAACACCCTTTATGGGTATTATGATGAAAACGGAATATATAATGGAATATCTACTTCTAAAACTAAACTAGATGGGTCTAGCCTTAAATCAGGGGAAACACATATAATTGTATTAGATACTGCTACTAACTCCAATAAAGTAGGAGTTGGGACTGAACTATTTAATTCTACTGGTGCATCAATAGGTAAAATAAATAGCATTAGCGGAGCAGAATTAACTTTAGATACTGCTGCTAGTAGTGGAGATGTATATTTTTCTCAACCAAAAGAAGCACTGTATCTTGAAGGCATATACAAAGTAGGATGCTCCTATTCTAATGGAGTGGTTGGCTTATATATAAATGGTAATTTAATAAAAGAACAAAAAACTTCAGGAACATTTTCCTTTGACCCAAGTGATTCTTTTATTGGTCAAAATGGCTCAAACACAAATACCCAATTTATGGGAGAATTATATGAAATATGTATGTATAAGAGAACTCAACCCACTGAAACAATAAATACATTATCTCCCGGCTATCATGACATTTTGTTTTACTATAGGTTTGGTGATAATTGATGGTGGATAGATATACCTTTGTCTTGAATTCTGGTAAAGATGCAAGCACAAACTTGGATAGTTATACATATGACGTTAAAGGAACGGCTAAATCCATTGCCTTCACTAATTGTGCAGTTAATCCCATAATTAAATCAACAGGAATAGTTAATGGAGAAGCATTAATTTCTAACCAACAAATTGGCGAAATCAATACAGCCCAAGATAATTCAATAGAAAAACTATCTGCTAATTTCTTTGAAATAAGAAAAGGGCCGTATGATGGAGAGATTTCTAGCACTTCTTATTCTACTATAGTAAATAGAATATTTCCATCAGGCAACGCTACTGTAATAAACAATTATGGTATTAACCAACAAAAAACAAAATCATTTAAAATAAGAACATACAAAAAAAGTGAGTCTGTTCAAGGAGAAAAGGTAGTAGGAAGTGGTGGATTAGATATGGATTTAGATACATATGACTATTTTGTATTGTTAAATCCTGAAATTACAGGGGATGACGGAGCAGTTTCTATTAGGCCACATTTTGCTAGAATTAAACAAATTGTTACTTTTGATGAATATGGAGATGGGTTTGAATTTGAGCCTAAATATGGTGGCCCAATACCAAAAGGAACTAATATTGAAATATACAAAGGGCCACATAAAGTAAATGATACTGATGTAGTGGCGGTTAGTTATGGACTTAGAGGAAACACCAATGCATCATCTGGATTATCAGATAAATATGATGTTAGCAATACTGTTAGTAAACCAACGTGGTATTTCTATAATGATAGACTTAATGTTGAAAACCAATTAGACTATAACACTAAATACACATTAACTACCTGTCGTTGGTTCAGCCCGTTTTATACCATAGGAACAGGTGTTAGTGCAACTGGAGCGATTACTACTAGTTCTAGTCTTTATCAATCTAGTGCCAACTCTATCATATCTTATTCAGGAACTGACCCAAGCATAGTACCCGGCCAAACTTTATATGCTTATGATGGCATTAGTGGAAATCGAGTCAGATTAGGTAATGTAGTAGCATTAAATAATAGTAGCAATACTATTACTTTAGATACTATTAGAGTTAGCCTTCCTTCAGGTAGTCCTGTAGGACAATTAGGAAGCACTATTCACCAAACTGTCTTTTTAACAGAAAGGGAATATGGAACCATAATTAATGACTTAGGACGATATAATCAAGATGCGGTTTTAGTAGATAATATTCATGACCTTGCTGACTCTGATACAGATTATGATATAGATAATGCACTAACAAACAGTTTGGGGCTAGATGCTAGATTTGACCCAAGTGTTTGGAAAGATGCAATTAGAAATTATAGTAGAAATAATTCCAGTGATGGATTAACTGGGGATTACAATTCTTCACACGGTTCTTATGCTCCTGCAGGAAACAATAGATTTTTGTTTGCTAATTTAGATGGAGCAAAAAGACACATTTATTACAAATCTGCACATTTAAAAAATAATATAGTTCCTACTATTCTTGATGCTAGAGTAAATAATCCTAGAAATAAAATTTCCCAAATGGCTAAAATTAAAACCTTAGACCATACTGGAATTCAACACTTAAAATTAAAAGAAGATGCTAGTTTAAGTGTAAGGACTTCTATTTATACAGGTACATTAGATGAATATAAGTTACCATATACAGCAACTAGTAATACTGTTGGAGGCATATATCAAATAATATTAAATCAAGTAGAAAATAGTTTTGATTATAGAAATGATTCTTTTATTAAAGTAAATGATATAATTAGAATAGCAGATTGGGTATATAGAGTAAGTGCCACTTCTGCCCCGTCATCAAACGAACAAATAATAACAGTAAATAAGAAAAAACACATTAATGGCTCTTCTTTTGCCACAATAACACTATTAGAAAGTTTTACTAATTCTGAAATATTTGTGCGGTCATGGAACGGGGGATTAGCAGGGGCGATTCCAATAGATACAGAAGTAGTCTATGATAGTAATAACTTTAAAAGAATAACAATAGATGGTAGTACTATATCTAAGAACAATACTAGTTTATATAATACTAAACTATCATTATTAGAGCCACAATTTTATGGTCATGATATACCTATAGATTATGGAGATTCTTTACATAAGTATATTAAATTACAATCTCCAACTAAACAATTATATCAATTAAATCCAATATCATTTCCTTACTATATTTCAGGCAAATTCGCAATAGATGAAGAAGTGTTTTCAGGCACTATTGAAGACATAGAATCTAAAAATGAAGATGGATATATTTCATATACAATTTCAGGTAGAGATTCCTTATCCAAATTACTATCTAATACTGTCAGCAAAAATCTAAATCATTCTGATGATATAGTATATTCCAGTTTAACTCCTGTAAATACTGCCACAGAATATAATACTGCCCAACATGGAGCAGACAATTTTAAGATTACAGATTCAGCAATTACTGTTGATGTTTATGATATTGTATTAGATAATAATGGCCTACTAATTGGAGAAGTAGAGGAAATGAATGACTCTACTAAAGTAGTAACTCTAAAGGATAATGTAATAAACCCAATTA